ATCATATAATGGTAGTCATTTTTTTGATAGAAGATTAATTAAAAAAGATAAAAGACTAAAAGAGGTATATTTATTTTTAAGTAATTTATGTAAACAAAAAATATATGATGATGATTACTATATTATTACAAACATGACAAGATTTAATAAAAATATATTTAATGATTATAAAAATAGTGTTTGGTGGCCACACACAGATGCTGGATATAATGGTATCATTTATTTTAATGATAAATGTGGTACTAATTTATACTCATCAAATACCTCAGATGATAAAAAACATTTTAACGAACACTTTATGCCGTGGCGGCCAAAAAACAAATATAAAGTATTAAAGAAGATAAAACCAAAATATAATAGATTAGTTTTATTTGATGGTTTAGAATTTCCTCATGGCATGGATATATCTAATGATTTTTATTTTAATAAAAAGTATAGAAAAAATCAAGTGTTCTTTTTTAAAGGTTGACATGTATGACTAGTTCTAAATTAAATTTATTATTTTCTACACCTGTTGTTAATATAACAGAATCTTATAATTTAAATGAGGAAGAAAAAAACTTCTTAATAAATCATGAAGACTTGTATCAAACTACTGGTTGTACTTTATATTCTAAAGACTGTTATGTATTAGAACATAAATCACAGTATTATTTTAAAAAATATATTATGCAACATACTAGAGAGTTTGCTTATAATGTATTAAAAGTAAATCAAAATATAGAAATATACATGACTAATTCGTGGGTTAACTATAATGATAAGCACACAACACACATTAGACATAATCATTCTAATAGTTTTATAAGTGGTGTATTTTACATTGATGGTAGTGATATATTTACAACGACATTTTTTGCAAGAGATAATTTATTAAATTGGGATTTAAATTATACTGAAAGAAACATATTTAACACAGACCAAATAAATGTGCAATCAGAAAAAAATCAAATGATATTATTTCCGTCATCAGTCTATCATCAGGCTCCAATTAATATGAATGATGAAACAAGAATAACATTATCTTTTAATACATGGATACGAGGTGAAATTGGTGATGATAGATGGTGTACTAAGTTACATTTAAAATGAAAGAATTAAATTTTACACATACTATATTTATTGAAGATAAAGAACTGAGTAATAAGTTTAACAATTATGTTAACAGTATAAAATTAGAAAGAGATTTTGAACAATTAAATAATTTTAATGAATCAAGCACTGAGTTTAATAAATTGGTGAATGTGGAATTAGAAAATATATTTAATAGTGTATGTGAGAGATTAAATAAAACTCGTTATGACTTATTACATACATGGGTGCAAAAATATGATAATCATGATTGGCACCAAGTACATGTACATAATCCTACAGACTATTCATTTATATATTTTATAGATTGTACTAAGGATTCATCACCTACTACATTTTATACCCCAGGCCATCCTTATGTTATGGAAGAACCAATTCATGTTGTTGCTAAAAAAGGTAGATGTGTAATATTTAAAGGTGGTATTCCTCATGAGGTTAGACCTAATAATGATAATGTTAGAAAAGTAGTTAGTGGTAATATTAAATTCATATGATTATAGATGACAATTTTTTATCAAGTGACAGTAAAGAGTTTATAGAAAGTTATATATTAACTAGACACTTCCCTCTTTACATGCAAGGTGAATCTGTTGTAGATGATGAAACACCTTTTTTAAATCATGTGGTTTTGGCAAGACCTGAAATGAAAGATTTTACTGAGAAACATGAACACCATGATATCTTTGTAAAAATGTTAGATGAGTTTTGTGATAAGAACAATATAAGTTATAGTGAAGTATTAAGGATATGTGTAAACTTTACTTTTTGTAATGGGGTGAGAGATATATCACCTGTGCATGTTGACCATGAATTTGAACATAGTCAATTAATAGTATATTTGAATCAACCAATGGATAGACAATCGTTTACAGTAATACTAAATAAAGATGAAACTAAGATAGCTCCTAAAAAGTATAGAGGAGTATCTTTCGGTAAAATAGAACATTATCACTATTACCCCAAAATTGGTGGAAGATATGTATTAGTGTTTACATTTAAGTAACTAAATGCCCTCACACCCATTTAAAGGGGTCTAATGTCCAATATTTAAAGTTTTATATCTTTCTGATATGATTGTATGACTTAAAGTCTTAAAAACTCTTTAAGGTGTATATATGGAATCAATTTTTTAAAATATTATAGTTGATTGAGTATTATTATAAATACTAGAAAAACAGGATAATTAGTATGGCGATACCAACAAGTAAATCAACATTTAAATCATATTGTCTTAGAGCTCTAGGATTCGGCGTCATTGATATTAATGTATCAGATGACCAAGCAGATGACAGAATAGATGAGGCATTACAATATTTTGCTCAGTATCATTATGATGGTATTGAAAAGATGTATCTAAAATATAAGATTACCGAAGCAGATATTACAAGAGCTCGTGCTAATACTACAACAACATCTACAGACACAGTAGACAGTTCTGTAACTGCAAGTTTTGAAGAAGGCAATAATTTTATTCCTATGCCATCTGCTGTAGTTTCAGTATCTAATATATTTGATTTTACAAATGCTGTACAACAAAATATGTTTGATATTCGTTATCAATTAAGATTAAATGATTTGTATGATTTTTCATCTACATCTATAATTCATTATCAAATGACAATGCAACAATTAGATTTACTATCTCATGTATTGGTAGGTGAAGTTCCAATTCGTTTTAATCAACATCAAAATAGATTATACTTAGATATGGATTGGGAACAAATGACAGCAGATGAATATTTAATTATAGAATGTTATCGTAAAATAGACCCAGATACATATACAGATATCTATGATGATATCTATTTAAAAAGATATGCAACAGCATTAATCAAAAGACAATGGGGAGCAAACCTCTCTAAATTTAACGGAGTAGCAACTTTAGGTGGGGTAACAATGAATGGTGAACAAATTTATTCTCAAGCAATCGAAGAAATACAAAGACTAGAAGAACAAATTCAATTATCTTTCGAAACACCTATAGACTACATGATAGGATAAGGTTATGGCAGTTAACAAGGCCTTTCATACAAATAATAGTACGGCTATTACATCAGAAAAAAATCTGTATAGTGACTTAGTAAAAGAAGCAATACAAATTTTTGGTCATGATGTTTATTACATAGACAGAACAACTGTTGCCATTGATAATGTTTTAGGTGAAGATTCACTTAGTAAATTTACTACACAAGTTCCTATTGAAATGTATGTAGAAGATGCTGAGGGTGGTTATCAAGGCGAAAAAGAATTAATGTCACAATTCGGATTAGAAAATAGAAACGAATTAACCTTAGTAGTACACAAAGAAAGATTTCAAGATTTAACAAAACAAATACAAATAGAAAGTGATACAGATACTACAGGTGGTTCTATATTATTAGAATCTGGTACAATCGACCAAACAAGTGATTCATCTGTTTTAGAAACTGTAACAACAGGAAGTGATTTTTATTTACTTACAGAAACAGATGCAGTAAGTACAGACAGACCTTATGAGGGTGATTTAGTTTATCATCCCATACTAGGTAAGATATTTGAAATAAGTTTTGTAGACCATGATGAACCCTTTCATCAATTAGATAATAATCCAATTTATAAATTAAATTGTAAACAGTTTGAATATTCATCTGAAGCTCTTGATACAGGTATTACAACTATTGATTCTATAGAAGATACTGAAAGTAGAAACACAAGAGATTATGAATTTACATTAGAACAATCAACAGCTCAGAATGAAGAAATAAATATACAACATGCAAGAAGTAATTTTGGTTTACTACTTGAAGAAACTGATGGCGATAATATAATTGGTGAAGATGATGAAACATCAGTAGGTACAAGTATTCTATTAGAGAATGCTGCTGATTCAGGTGATGATTCATATCTATTAACAGAAGACTATATAGTAGGGGATTATGTGCAAGATAAAACTGCACAGAATGAATTATTTGATTCACTAGATGATAATGTATTAGACTTCTCAGAATCTAATCCATTTGGTGATGCTGGAGTATTTGCATAATGTTAGGAAATAGACAATTTTATCACGAAACAGTTAGAAGTATTATAGTAGGGTTTGGTACTCTATTTAATGATATACATGTTGTTCGTAAAAACAATAGTGGTGTGGTTACACAATCTATGAAAGTGCCTTTGGCATATGGGCCAAAACAAAAATGGTTAACAAGACTTGACCAAGATGCTGGACTAGACAGTAAGGTTGCACTTACATTACCTAGATTAGGTTTTGAAATACAAAACT